GCCAAGTTAACGTTATTGCAACAACCAGTATATGACATAACGTCATAACCAGATACTGCAACTAACTGCATGATTCCTCTCTCCCGATCCATAGGATGCGCGCAACCACAGTCACCCAATCGTCTGATGACAGACTTTCGTTGGTGAATGTAGCCATTAACTCGTAAACCGGGCACACGCTTGATAAAATTGCTTCTACCAATGCGATAAACCTCTGGTTCACGAACTGCGTCAGTTGGTACCGTCCCGAAATCAGTTTTACAACAAACATCGGGTATGAACGTATTGCCAGTGAAACGGTGCATGTGTTTGGTCATGAGTTGTTTAAAACCCCAAACTCCAACACAAAACGCGCCCACGGCCAAACCACCTTTCACACACTTGGTAAGTAATGTGTCTTGCGGTTTGAACACCATACTCAAGGCCTTGTTGTAAGCTGCTACTCCATTCGCGGCCAAACGCAAATCATACAACGACAGGCTGGCTTCCCCCCTAGTTTGGAAGGCAGCCAAAATCGTATTTTCAAAATGTTCCTCCCATAAAAGTGGAAACAACTTTGAAATCACAACATACCTGTCATTTAACGATTCACGTTTTAATCGTGAGATCAATGAACGAACAGTTTTGTCGTTAAACTCCTTCATACGAATATCGCTGAGGGCCACACGATAAAACTGCGCATCCAAGACCGCATGTTTCTTTTTCTTAGTCAAGTAGACTTTGTACTCAGCAGAAGTTAAACTGCTTCGTTCAAAACCTAAACCTAAACTACGATCTAAGTCGAGGCCGATTATGCTGGATGACCAATTTGGGCGTACTGTTCGTTCACCTAATTGGAAACACCCAAGCTCCATTGGTCCATATGTTGTCACAACTTCATAAGTAATTGTGACACCATCTGGACACCATGTGCCTTTGCGTAACCACTCACAACTAGGATGTTGATATAAATGTTTCTGCTCGCCTTTGCCAACAGCAACATTAACTATGTCACCATTAACAAAGTAATTATATGTTCCACACAAATTCGATGCAAAAACTTCGGCGAAAGAATGGTGTAAAGTATAAAACTTTCCACCAAACTTCACACATAAGTCCTTGATGAGTTTGGGGTTCATATAATACAATGCGTCCACACAAAAAGCAACAGCATTTAACTCATGATGAGTACACAACAACGGATCACACAAACACGATTTCTTAGGTCGGTTTCGGATACCATCATGGGCACTAATCAAAGGCATAATGCTATGCTTATGGGCAGACTGCAAACGAGCACTACCATAAACATCAACGAGTTTAGGTCCAAGCCTACTTTCCATGTCTCTTTGGGCGGCAAACCGGAATGCCGCAGCCAACCCATGGTCATGGACACCGTCACCAAACTCATAACCATCACCGAAGACAGAGACAAAATGTTTCTCTTCCTCAGGGGTCAATGAGTAAGGTATCCGGATTTTCGGCTTGCTTGGCTTTTCGCTCAGAGGAACAGGCTTTGGTGGAGCTAAGGGTTTTTCCCAGGCTTTACCCGCTTGCGCTTTGATTTTCTTTTGGAGAACCATTTGCGTTTTGCGTTTAGAGCCTCTCCCGGCCTGTTTGCGTTTTTGCTTACGCTCAGGAGACCTTTCAACATTACCATTCCTTATCTTCAAAGGTTCTTCTTTAACCACATGATTATGTTTTTGAACATTCTCAGCAGTCAAAGGAGAAACGATGATATTGGGGAAAGGTAAATGTTGACTCGGCATCACAAGCGGAGCAGCAACATCCTCTTTGCTTTCAACCTTCTTATCCTCAACCTTGTTATTAAGTATTGGAACTTTAACAGGGGGCAAGTCGGTTTTGGGTTTGGGCACTTCCTTAGGACGCCAGGTTGGGTTTTCAACTCTATAACCTTCGGGTCCAAGGGAATAACGTGACCAATTCTGGAAAAGTGCGTCAATCATCTTATCACTTGATCCTGCATACCCAGGGTTTAACTCCAAGAAGGCAGATACTGGGACTTGATAACGTTTGATTTTCTCATCCCAATAAGAGTCAGCTGGATAATAAACCACTCTGTCAGGCCGAGCAGAAACAGGGTTCACCGGTCCAAAAACAACAGATGTGTTCTTGGACTCAGGGAACTCCTTTCTACCTGGCAACGGAGGTTTTCGGGGTTTGACATATTGCGGGGCGAAATCTTTTGCTTCATCGGGCAGCGAGACACTAACTGTGTCTGCAACCACAGATGCTGCAGAAGATACGGATCGCTGGCTTTTGGAAAGATAAGTTCCAGCCTCGCGATGCATCTGCTTGATACGATTGCGGCGTTGGCGCCTCTTCGCTGACGCGGACAGTTTTGAGGCTGTCGACATGTCAAGAAAACGCT